TCCTTGCGTTGTTCCGGTGTCATTTTCGCTGCCCTGGCTTTCCCGCCAATAGCACGGCCTGTTGCTGATTGAGTTTTTGACATCGCTGTTCTCCTGTTGAAAGATGTACAAATTATATATTGCAAGTAATATATTTGCAAATAATAAATTGCTAGTTGAAAAATATCTTGCGCGATGCTGCGGTTTTGTTTATGATGCAGTCTCCTACTTCAAAAGCTGTTCCGACCAGTTGTCGGTATTTTTGTATCTGTACCAAATCCCCAACAGTCTGCTGATTGCTCTCTCCTTCAACAGATTTTTCAGTTTACGGGGGTGCGGGTATCGGCAACGACCCGGCGCATCTTTTGAGCGTAGGACACCCCCACCTATTCAGGTGGCCTTTAATCCCTAAATCAAAAGGAGTTCAGAAATGAACGCTCAAATCTCTGTGGCCAATGTCTCTGTCCGTCAGTTCAACGGGCTTTATTCCATCAACGATTTACACCGCGCCGCTGGCAAAGAACGCAGGCATGAGCCGCATGCTTGGCTTCGTAGTCAGCAAGCTGTTGAACTTATTAAAGAATTAGAGAAAACACAAAACTGTGTTATCCAATCAAAACAAGGGCTTGGCACATTCGTTTGCAAAGAGCTTGTAGTTCACTACGGCATGTGGATTTCCCCGGCCTTCTCGCTGAAAGTTATCCGCGCGTTTCACGACACGCAGGAGGATGTTTCAGGCAGCCCCAAGCTGGAAACCCAAACCACGATAGACGAGCGGCGCGGCCTGGTGGAAGCGGTCAAGCTGTTGGTCGCCCGCTGCGGTATCGATTATTCTGCTGCCTACCGCATGGTGCATCAGCGCTTCGGTGTGGCGCATATCGACCAAATCGCCGCCCCGTTGTTGCCTGCTGCGGTGGCTTATGTGCATTCGCTCACATTACAAAGCGGGCTGAACGGCGAAGTGTTGGACAGGCTACCTGAAAATATGCAGCCCCAACCCCTGCGCAACTTGCAGGGCGCTGTAATCAACAGCCTGTACTGCGCCGAATTTATCTACCAGCACCGGGCAGCCATACGCGGACTGAACCGCCGCCTAGCAGCCACCCTGCACGACCACGCCGCCGACGGCATCATGTTCCTGCGCAATGTGGCCGAACAGGCGGGAATCAGCGTGCCCGACAACGAGTATTTCCAATACTTCCCCTGGGACGGCGACAGTGCGGAGAAAGCCCGCTATCACCAGCTTAACGCCTGATTTTCAGGTAGCCCAAGCCCCGTGATGCGTTCGCGGGGCTGGGTTTGCCAAGGGTATAATTATCACATTAAATCATCAACGGAGCTACGATATGCAAGACGAGTTACGCAAAGGATATGAACTGGTTGAGTTTGCACAGGGAGAAACAAGCTGCCCATTCAGATTTGAGCCGAGGACACAAGAAATTTGGGCGACAACTAAAACCATCGCGGATTTATTTGAAGTCGGATCAACAACAATCATCAGGCATATCACAAACATCTATGCCGATGATGAATTGGATGAAAATCGAACTAGTGCAAAAATTGCACTAGTTCAAATAGAGGGCGGAAGGGAGGTAGTCCGGGAAGTTAATCACTACAGCCTAGATGTTATCTTGGCTGTTGGGTATCGGGTTAATTCCAAGAAGGCCACGCAATTCAGACAATGGGCAAATCAGATTCACCGTGCCTACATTGAGCAAGGCTACGTTATCAATGAAGCCGCGTTGCGGGAATCGCCTGAGAAGCTGAACAGGCTGGCTGCCGAAATCCGGGCATTGCGGTCAGAAGAGAAAAGCGTTTACGACAAGGTGCGCGAATGTTTCCGTATCAGCGCATCAGACTACGAACCCAGCTCAAAAGAAGTCCGCCATTTTTACGCGCTGCTGCAAGACAAGTTCCACCATGCCATTACCGGGATGACCAGCTCCAAGCTGATTATGGATAGGGCCGACCATAACGAAGAGAATATGGGCATCCAGTTTATGAAGGGGGAATTCCCGACTCTGCGGGAAATCAAAACCGGCAAGAACTATTTGAGAGCGGAAGAACTCTATCGCCTACACCTGTTATCCGAGCAGTTCTTGTTGTATGCCGAATCCACCGCACTCGCAAAAAAGAAGATGACGATGAAATCGTTGCACGAACAATTGGACAGGCTATTGCGATTGAATGATTATCCTGTATTTGAAGGGTATCAGGATTATTTGAAAGACCGTGCCATTGCCCATGCGGAACGTGAATATGCCCTGCTGAAAAAACGCATCTACATCCAATCTCAGGGGATTGAGTATGACGAGGACTTGTACCAAGCTGGGGAATATGACGAAATTCTCGCTGATTATACGGAATAACATCCTCTTTACACCAAGCAGCCTTCTGGCTGCTTTTGTTTTGCACTTGACAGCATGAAACACTTTTGATATAAAAGTGCTATATTTCGGAGAAAGTTGCGAATTGGCAATTTTCTCCTTTATTTTTTGGCAGCCTGCAGGCTGCCTTTTGCATTTCAGGAAGCCCGATATGGATAAAGCGAAACGCCCCATCGGGCGTCCGACAAAATACAAGCATGAATATGCTGAACAAACTTATAAATTATGCTTGCTTGGCGCAACAGACGAAGAAATAGCTAATTTTTTCGATGTTAATGTAGCCACGATAAACCGCTGGAAAAATGATTTCCCTGAATTTTGCGAGTCCATAAAAAAAGGGAAGATTCTTGCAGATGCGAATATCGCTGAACGGTTGTATCGCCGCGCCATGGGGTACGAAGCCCCTGATGTTGATATTCGCGTAGTAGAGGGTGAGATTATCGAAACGCCATTAACTAAGTATTACCCGCCAGATACGCCTGCTGCTATTTTCTGGCTTAAAAACCGACAGCGTTCAAAATGGCGCGATAAGGTTGATAATGAAGTTTCTGGAAGTATTTCAGTTCATGCTGATGTGAAACTTTCCGATTTGTTCTTGAGCGATGAAGAATAAGCTACACCCTAAATTCAGACCACTAATCCAAAAGCACCGATACAAGAGTTTGCGCGGCGGACGTGGTGGTATGAAATCGTGGGCGGTTGCTACTGTTTTGGTTGAGCTTGCCTGCAAAGGTCGATTTCGTATCATGTGCGCCCGTGAGCTTCAGAACAGTATCGGTGATTCCGTAATCTCTTTGCTGTCTGACACAATAGATCGTGCCAAATATACACAAGAATTTGAAGTACAACGTAACCGCATTATCCATCTATTGACTGGGTCGGAATTTCTGTTTTACGGGATTAAGAATAACCCGACCAAAATCAAATCTATCGAAGCTGTTGATATATGCTGGATTGAGGAAGCGGAGAACGTTTCCGATGAAAGCTGGAATATCCTAATTCCGACTATTCGCAAAGAAGAGTCGGAGATTTGGCTTACATGGAATCCGAAGAATATCCTAGACCCTACCTATCAGCGGTTTGTAGTAAACCCGCCTGATGATATGGTTGATATTGTGGTGAATTACACGGACAACATCTATTTGCCTGAAGTTCTGCGATTAGAGGCCGAATCATGCAAAGCGCGCGACTATGACCTCTACCGTCATATTTGGCTGGGCGAGCCGGTGGCCGATAGCGAACTGGCGATTATCAAACCAAGTTGGATTGAAGCCGCCATTGATGCGCATGAAAAACTGGGCTTCTCCGCCGCAGGCCGGCGCATCCTTGGCTTTGACGTGGCCGACGAAGGCGATGATGCCAACGCCACCGTATTGCGGCACGGTTCGGTCGTAACCGATATGCAGCAATGGCGCGGCCAAGACGTGATTTATTCCGCCGACAAGGTTTACCTGTACGCACAAGAGCAGGATATTGATCGCATCGTGTACGACAACATCGGCGTGGGTGCCGGTGTGAAGGCGCAGTTCCGGCGCAAGAACGGCAAGGTGCAGACGCTTGGCTTTAATGCCGGCGGCGCGGTGTACAAACCTGATGCCAAATACACCGACGACAAGAAAAACCGCGACATGTTCGCCAACATCAAGGCGCAGGCATGGTGGATGGTGCGCGACCGCTTCTATAAAACATGGCGTGCCGTGCATCACGGGGACAGCTACCCCGAAGACCAGCTTATCAGCCTATCAAGCAGCCTGCACGAGTTGGAGTACCTGACTGCCGAACTGAGCCGCCCGCAAGTGGATTACGACCAAAACGGGCGCGTGAAAGTGGAGAGCAAGAAAGATATGAAAAAGCGCGGTATCCCCAGCCCGAACCGGGCGGATGCGCTGGTCATGGCCTTCGCCCCTGTGCAGGGCGGATTGAACATCAACCCCAAGATATTGAGCGGACTATGAGTAAGAAAAAGAGCAAGCCAAACGCCAAGGCCATGCGCCGTGCGTTGCAAAGGCTACCTGAAAAGCAGCCTGCATCATACAGCTTGGATTTTCCCAGCCTGCCGGACGGCGTGAAGCCAAACGGTATAGCCATGGACAGCAGCCCCTTAGGAAACTTCGGGGCTGATTGCTTTTTTGGCACCGGCTTTATCGGCTATCCGCGCTTGGCCGAGTTGGCACAGATTTCCGAATACCGCAGCGTGAGCGAAACCACCGCCAACGAAATGACCCGCCAATGGATAGAAATCAAATCCGTAGGCGAAGAAGACAACAGCGACCTCATCAAACAGATTGAGGAATGCTACGAGCGGCTGAACGTGCGTGATGTGTTCCGCAAGGCCATCGAAACAGACGGCCTGTTCGGGCGCGGCCAAATACTGGTGCAAATCAAAGGACACAACGACACACTTTCCAATCCACTACACCTAACTGAAAAAACCATTGCCAAAGGCAGCCTGAAAGCCTTGGTGAATATCGAGCCGATGTGGACGACTCCCGCTCCGTACAACGCCATCGACCCTACCCTGCCCGATTTCTACAAGCCGAAGGCATGGTATGTGATGGCGCAGGAAATCCACGCCAGCCGACTGTTTACCCTGATTTCCCGCCCCGTGCCGGATATGCTCAAACCCGCCTACAATTTCGGCGGCGTGAGTATGACCCAGCTTATGATGCCCTATGTGGAACGTTGGCTGCGTACCGTGGATTCCGTCAGCGACCTGCTGCACAGCTTCTCTTTGTCCGGCATCAAAACCGATATGAGCGCGATATTGAGCGGCAGCGACGACGGCGACATCAACATCATGCTGCGCGCCGAACTGTACAACCGTTTGCGCGACAACCGCGGCTTAATGCTGTTGAGCAAAGACGAAGAAGAGTTCTTCCAGTTCAACACCCCGCTGTCCGGCTTGGATGCGCTGCTTGCCCAATCGCAAGAGCAGATGGCCGCACCCAGCCATACGCCGCTGGTGAAGCTGCTCGGTATCACGCCCAGCGGCCTGAATGCCAGCACGGAGGGCGAGATTGCCGTTTACTACGACCACATCCGCGCCATGCAGGAAAACCTGCTGCGCGATCCGTTGGATAAGCTGCTTAAGCTGGTACAACTGCACCTGTTCGGCAAAGTGAACGACAACATCACATTTGACTTCGTGCCTTTGCAGCAGATGAGCGAAACCGAGCTTTCCACCATCCGCAAATCCGATACCGACCGCGATGTGGCCTACATTCAGGCTGGCGTAGTATCGGCAGAGGAAGTACGCGGACGGCTGGCGAGCGAGCCGGACAGCGGCTACAACGGCATTGACGTAGAGGATGTGCCCGAAATGCCCGATGACGGCTTTTCAGACGGTTTGAATGACGGCGAAGGGGAAGAAGGCGGAGACCCCGCCGACCCAAAGCCTGAACCTGCCCAAGATGCCGAATGGGATGAAAGCAAACATCCAAGGGCGGAGAATGGGCAGTTTGGGGGGGGAGGCGGTAATAGGCTGCCTGAAGGGGCTCATTCGACCAAACAACCCTCTATTGCTGTTAAAGGAAACGAGCTAGGCACGTTTGAGCAGACAAAAGACCTGCGCAAGGCCGCTATGCAATATGCACGGGACAACTTTGTCGGCAAGAGCTACACCAATCAGGATAGCGGCCATGAGATACAGGTTACCTGGCAGGGCATTAAACATGCCACAGCTGGCGCGAATGCCGCCGAATTAACCATCATAGCGAAGCTGGACGAACTGCTCATTCATGCCAAGAAAGATGGTGAAGCCGTGCCTGATTACAAAGGACGTGCACACATTATTTCGGCACAGAAATATAAGGCAGTAGTAGATTTGGATGGAGAGAGTTTGAATATTGGGATTGTTACCTTGAAGAAGCATTCAGGCCATGAACATTATGACCATTTCATTATCAAGGACGCATGAAAAAACCCTTAATCCGGTACATCTGGGATAGCTTGGACACCAAGCATTTAACCCAGCCTTCAAATTAAGGGCTTACTAGTATTCTAATTTCTTTACCCGCAGAAAGCAAGCCATGAAACTGTCCGCCCCGTCCGATAAAGACATAATTCTGAAGCCGATACAGCCCAACCTGGGCGTAGAGGCTGCCTACCGCAAAAGCCTGAAAAAGCTATTGCGCGAAATGCGCGCCGACGTGCAGGACTTGCTCGAACGGCATTACCCGAAAGGCATTGCCCAAGACAGCCTGACGGACGGCTTGCAGGCTGCTTTGGCCGCCCTGTTGCGTTATTGGCTGGCGCGGTTGGACAAACTTGCCCCGCAAATCGCCGGGGTATTCGCCAATCAAAGCGCGAACCACACAGAGAGAGCCTTTCAGACGGCCTTACGGGAGGCAGGATTTACCGTCCGTTTTCGTGCCACAGCGCAGCAGCAGACCGCCTTGCAGGCCGTATTGGGCAGCAACGTCTCGCTTATCCGCTCCATTGGCCAGCAATACCTGAACCGCGTGGAAGAAAGCGTATGGCGCAGCATGAATGCAGGCTACGACATGGCGCAACTGACCCGCGAACTGCGCAAGGATTACGGCATCAGCGAACGACGCGCCGCCTTTATCGCGCGAGACCAAACCAACAAAGCCAAGGCGGCCATTGAAAAGGCACGGCGGCAGGAATTGGGCATCACCGAAGCCATATGGATGCACTCCCACGCAGGCAAAGAGCCGCGCCCGAGCCATGTTGCCGCCAACGGCAAGCGGTTTGACGTGAGCAAAGGCATGTATCTGGACGGCAAATGGGTGCAGCCGGGAGAAGAAATCAACTGCCGCTGTACGAGCCGCAGCGTGATTAAAGGATTCAACACATGACAAACAAAATCATACTCGCCCAAGACCGCTCCCTGCGCTCCTACGACCAAGACGGCAGGCTGCACGTTGAAAGCTCCAACATCAGTAAGGCCACGGTAAATCCCTACTACGGCAGCGAAATCCCCAATTACCAACAACTGGGGCTTGAGCCGAAAAAGGTTTACTACCTGCTGCGAGACCCCGAAGAGTTGGAAAAGGCAGCGCCGACGTTCAACAACCTGCCTTTATTGAACAAACACATCCCTGTTTCTGCCGACGAGCCGCAGAAAGAAGTGATTGCAGGCACGACCGGCAGCGATACCGTGTTTGAAGACGGCTACCTGAAATGCTCGCTGGCCGTGTGGGATGCGGAGGCGATTGCTGGTATTGAGAGCGGCGAGCAGGTGGAGCTATCCAGCGCGTACCACTACACCGCCGACATGACCGCAGGCGAATTTGAAGGCAGGCATTACGACGGCGTGATGCGCGATATTGTCGGAAACCATGTAGCCCTTGTCGATGTGGGTCGGGCGGGGCGTGATGTTGTAGTAAGCGATGCAGACCCATTTCACGAAAGGAAAACCATGAAACTGAAAGCAGGCGCGAAAGCGCGTATTCAGGCAGCCGTGCAGCCCTTGTTGGCGCAGGATGCCGAATTGAGCCCCGATGAACTGTTGCAGGTTATCGGCTCGCTCACCAACGAAGTGCAGACGGCTGAGGACGACGGCGAAGATTTGCCGCCCGAAAACGTCGAGAATGTCGGCACGGATGAAGACGAGCCGGAGGACGGCGAAAACAACCCCGCCCCTGCCGAGCCGGAAGAACCCGCCGAAGACGAAGAGCCGGAAGCCCCAGAAGGCGGCGCACCCAAACCCGCGCAAGATGCTGCCATTTCCAAAATGGCGATGGATGCGGCCATCAAACGTGCCGTAGAAGCCGAGCGTAAACGTTCGCAAGCATTGGCGACGGCACAGCGCGAAGTGGCGCATATTGTCGGCGATGTGGCCATGGATAACGCGGCGGATGTGTACAAGTTCGCGCTCGAACAGAGCGGCATTGATGTAACCGGCGTGCATCCTTCCGCCTACCGCGCCATGGTCGGCATGTTGGGCAAACCCAAACAGCCGATGGCGCAAGATGCGGCCAAAACCGCCGAACAGTTCCCCGGTTTATCACGAATCAGAAAGGCTTAAACCATGTCATTCCAAAAAGCAGTTAAATCTTACCAAGCCCCCGCCGTTGCGGGGGATTTTGCTGCCCACAACCCGAACGCTTCCATGCTGGCGGGTGAAGGCGCGCTCGTCAGCGGCACGGACGGCGTAACCGTCGGCGTGTTTGCCTGGGCGGATGCCGAGGGCAAAGTGTCCAACAAGAAAACCGCCGGCGCACGCATCGGCTTTGTCCACCGCGAACAGCAGGCCAGCATCACTGCCTATCTGGTGGAACACGGCAACCAAATCCTGCCCGGCCAAATCATTACGTTGGCGGTGGCGGGCGACTTTTGGGCGCACTTCCCCGCCGGTGCCGAAATTGGCCAGAACGTGTTTGCCAAAGACACCGACGGCACATTGAAAGCATCTGCTGCCGACACCGAAACCGGCCACACCCTGACTCGCTTCAAAGTGGCTTCCAAAGCCGCAGCGGGCGAACTGGCCAAAATCACCACATGGGAGTAACGATTAAATGAATACCTTGCAACAACTCGAACGCGATGCCGGCATCGTCTTTATGGGCGGCGGCAAAAAGCTGATGAACGAACAGGTGCAGGCTGCTTTGGCGATGGACGCGCAGCCCGCACTGACCACCACCGGCAACAGCGGCATCCCCGCATGGATGCTGACCTATGTCGATCCGAAACTGATTGACGTCGCCCTACAGCCGATGAAGGCCGCCGAAATCTTCGGCGAAGTGAAAAAAGGCGACTGGACGACCGAAACCGCCATGTTCATGCTGGTAGAACCCACCGGCGAAGTCTCCAGCTACGGCGACTACAACAACAACGGCGTGAGCGGCGCCAACGTCAATTTCCCGCAACGCCAGAGCTACCATTACCAAGTGTTCACCCGCTGGGGCGAACGCGAAGTGGCACGCGCGGGCGAAGCCAAGATTGACTATGTGAACCGCGTCAATCAGGCCAGCGTGAACGCCTTGAACCGCTTCCAGAACAAATCCTATTTGTTCGGCATCCGCGGCTTGCAGAACTACGGCATCCTCAACGACCCGAGCCTGCCGGCCGCCACCGCTGCCGCCCCAACATGGGCAACCGCCACCGGCGAACAGGTGTATGAATCCATCCGCAAGCTGTTCCAAAAACTGTTGCAGCAGACCGGCGGCCTGATTGACATGAACACGCCGCTGCTGCTGGTGTGCAGCCCGACGGCCAGCGTGGAACTGACCAAAACCAACCAGTACAACGTCAATGTTACCGACCAGCTGAAAAAGAACTTCCCCAACCTGCGCATCGAAACCGTGCCGGAATACTCTGCCGCATCGGGCGAGATGGTGCAGCTGATTGTGGAAGAGTTGGACGGTCAGCGCACGTTGGAATGCGGTTTCACCGAAAAACTGCGTGCACACAACATGGTTTTGGAAGCCTCCAGCATTAAACAGAAGAAATCGCAGGGTACATGGGGCGCGATTATCTACCGCCCGTTCTGCATTGCTTCCATGACGGTGAGCTAGGCCGACCATAAAACAAGGCCGTCTGAAATAGGCGGCCTTTTTTCAATTTCAAAGGAAAATCAAATGGCAAAACAAAAAACTGTAACCGTTGGCTGCAAACTGCCCAACGGGCTGATTATTGAGGTCGGCGGCCAATCGGTAGAGTTGAACGGCGCGAACGCTTCAAACATCATCGGCGGCCACGGCATTACCTACGATGTGGATGCCGACCTGTTCAATGCTTGGCTGGAAGCGCACCAAGACCGCGATATGGTGAAAAACGGCTTCGTTTTCGCCCATGAAGATGCCAAGAACACCAAAGCCGAAGCACGGGAAAAGACCGACAACGAAACCAAGTTGGAAGCCATTAACCCCGATGACAAGGCCAATGGTGTAAGCACTGCCAAGGAAGAGTAACCATGCCCGCCGTCGTCTTTGATAAAGCACGGTTTCAGGCGGCCTATCCCGAAGTGCAGGCAGGCGATGCCCAGTTCGCTATGTGGTTCACGCAGGCCGAAAGCCTGCTGGACAACACCGACCATAGCATCGTGAAAAAACTGGAAGAGCGCGAAATGCTGCTGTTCCTGCTGGTTCGCCACTTCGCCGCGCTGAACGAACGTGCCGCGCAGGGCGGATTGGTGGGGCGCATTGCTTCGGCCACCGAAGGCAGCGTATCCGTGAGCGCGGACATGGGCGCGGTG